TCGAGATCGTCTCCTACGAACAGAAGCTCCCCGTCGCTGGAGGAGATCCTGTCCCAAATGGCGAAATCCCTCCAGAGTTTAGAGAAACGTTGGAGCGACAAGCCACGGGATACGGCTGGCCCCAGTTCGGACATGCAGCTGAAGTGAAAGCTTTGGCTCAAGTTGCCGGGTTGCGTGAGGGCTTGAGGGAAGATGGCATGACTGCGGTTGTGGAAGAAGCCTTGTTAAATAGACTAGCTGGTGAATATAGTGCGACTAGATGGCGAATCCCTGAGGATTTCCTAGCTAGAGAACACTACGAGCGGTGTTTGGAGGGAGTTGATATGAAGTCAAGTCCCGGTTACCCATACTGCTTGCGAGCACCGACTAATGGAGTCTATTTCAAATGCAAGGAAGGAGTCAAAGATCCTCAAATGGTTGAGGTTGTTTGGCAACAAGTGCGGTCTAGACTAGCGCGTTTGTTGGATGGCGAAGACGAGTGCGATTATATTAGGCTTTTCATTAAGCCGGAGCCCCTGAAGGAGAAGAAACTCAGGGATCATAGGTATAGGCTCATAGCGTCTGTTTCAGTGATCGATCAGATTATCGATCACATGTTATTTGACGACATGAACAAAATTATGTATGAATCCTGGGTGGATGTCCCTAGTAAAATAGGGTGGTCCCCTTATTTGGGAGGCTGGAAGATAATGCCAAGAGAAAAACAGTTGTCAATAGACAAAAGCTCTTGGGATTGGACGGCACAGCTCTGGCTCTTTGATATAGCTCTGAAATTGCGCATTCGACTTTGCAATAATATCGACTCGCGCTGGGTGGATTTAGCAACAGCTCGTTACAAGATGTTGTTTCTCCAACCATTATTCGTCACGAGTGGCGGAGTTGTTTTGCGGCAACTCCGTCCAGGTGTCATGAAGAGCGGTTGTGTAAATACGATTGCGGACAACTCTATTATGCAAGGAATTGTACATATAAGAACTTGTCTGGAAACGGGTTTACCAATCAGTGTATTAGCTTCGCTAGGCGACGACACTATCCAACCAATGATAGAATCGTTGAGCGATTATCTGGCAGGACTAGGCCAATTTTGCATAGTCAAGTCAGCGCTTAACGATAATGAATTTGGTGGGATGCGTTTCAATGGCAGGCAGGTTGAACCATTGTATGCGGGGAAACATGCGTTTACTTTGTTACACGCGGACCCCAAGAATATGGAGCAAATTGCCAGCTCTTACATGCTGCTATATCACCGGTCAAAGCATGGAGGATGGTACGAACGCTTTTTTGAGGCGATGAATTTGGAAATTCCAAGTCGCCGCGTTCGAGACCTAATCTATGACGGACCGGAGTAAGCAAAACCCCATTGCAGAACATTTTG